GGCAGGAAGGTTACGGTAAAAAAACGGTTTTTCTGTTTTATCGTTTTGCATACTTATACGTTCGGTTGCATAAGTTTTTTTTGCGTTTATGTTTACGGTAGGTGCTGGTTCGTAAATGCTTTTGCGTTTTAGGTTGCCGTATCGTGCGCCGCGCGAACTGTTGCAGGGTTTGCAAGCCGGTACTAAATTGTCTAGTCCGTTGACGCCTAGCTGGTCTTTGGGCCAGCGGTCTACTTCTACTAAATGGTCTGCCGTTGTGGCTTCTCGACTATTGCACCAATGGCATAATGGCTTTTCTTTTAGTAGTAAACGTCTGTTTGTTTTGTATTGGGTTTGGCTTCGTGCTGTTTGGTTTAGTGTGCGTTTTGTTAGCTGGCTTTGATTATGGGTTTGTTTACGTTTAGGCATTAGGCGCTTCGCTTGCTAGCGCGCGCTAACGCGCTTGCTTTCAATAGGTAATTAGTTATGCAGGTTGACGGGCGCAGCCAGGTTATTCGTTTTGTTACGTTCATAGTTTGTTTGTGTGTGTAAAGCCTAATGCAGATAAGCCCCCCGCTGCTTAGCCTCACGCAGCACCCATAACTTTATTTATTAGCCAGGCCCTGTATTACTACAGCGCCTTCTACCCGCGTTACCGCGTTTTATACCAACCGCCGCGCAACCGGCTTAGGTCTATGTGCCCGTAATTAGTTTTCTAATTCGCCTGTTACTTGTAACGCGTCTATCACCTTTGAGATATCTTGCTTAGTTAAATCGTTTGTGCTGTTAATCGTGCGGCCCAAAACATTACAGCAATACGCTTTAAGGTCGTCGCCTTTAATACCTTTACCGTTAGCTAAACCGCGCATCATACCCAGCTGCTTACTCGACGGATAAACCTTTGCAGGGCCTTCTTCTGGGAAAGGTACTTCACCATCATTTATAGGCGTTACAGACGCTAAACGGGCTGTAGGTTGCCTGCTTTGCGCTGCTTCTACTTCATCACGGCTAGCAATACTTTTGTTTATAGCAAACCCCATATAGCCCAAAGCGCGCCCTAAAGCAGACGTGAAACCTACTTCGTTTTCGCTTGTCTTCGTGTACGGGGTACGGCCTGGGTATATTTCGCAAGCTGTAGCTACTGCCGGTATCGGGTCGTTTGCGTCGCGCCATACCGTAACCGTGCAACGAATAAAACAGCTTTTATCTGGCATTTCTATAACTTCACGCGCTGTTTCTTGTATGCGTAAATCAGGGTATTTGGCAAACGCTAACTGTAAGCGTGTAGCTACGTCTACGTAATTATCTAAGCTAAAACCCATTACGCAACCGCCTTAACTTGTTTAAACGCTAAAAGTTCGTCAGTAGCTGGCAACATATCTATAGGCCATAACTGGTTTTGTGGCATAGCAAAACACGGATAACGCCAACTGGTTTGGTAATTATCGGCGCGTTCGTTACAGCGTGTAAGGGTCGAGTAACCGCGAATAGTTGCCGTCAAAGTTTTTTGGTTAATAGTTACAAATATGTAGCGGCCTGGTTTATCGCCATAGTTTTTGTCGTCTGGGTCGTGTGTTAATAAACAGCCGTTTTCGTGGTAAGTTGCCCGAACTTCGTAACCTAAAACGTCGTGCGCTTTTGGGTCATACGGTTTATATACGTTTGGGCAACCAAAATAGTTAGCTACGGCCTGTTCACCTAACACGCCGCAAAACGTCGTAGCTTCGTTTAGTAACGGGTTAGCTTCGTAACTTGTTTTAGCGTTACGGTTTTCTACTTCTAATTGAATAAGGCCCATAATTACGTAACAGTTTTTATAGTCCTCTTGCGTTAATTGAATAACCGGCTGGCCAAGTTCGTTAGTTTGCATTAGCGGCCAACCGTTCTAAACGTGCGTTTTCGCTTTCCAAATGCTGTACCTGTTCGCGTAAACCTTTAATCACAGCCATTAAATATTTTAGTTCAATAATTGCAGACTTCAAATCTTGCACTAAATCGCCGTCATCAAACGTATATTCACTAGCCCAGTTCTGTAAGTTTCGAATATTGCGACTGGTTACAAGTTCGCTAGGTTCGCGCAAAGGTACGTTGCCTTTTGTTATTTCGTTTATAACTTGCGCTAGCGCTTTTAATTGCGCTTTGTCTGCGTCAAATAGTTTTTGTAGTTTGTCGTTTACGTTTTCGTTCATTTTCTCGGTTCTTTCTGTTAGTGGGTTTAACGTACCATATCAAAGCCGTGTACGCAGTAAGTAGCAAAGCGATTGCAAAGTGTTTTAGATTGACCACGCGCGCCACCCGTCGCTATAACGGTAAATAGCTAATGCGCTACGCAAATTAGTTTCTAAATTAAATAGTTCGCTGCAGTCTTTAAGTAGGCCGTGCGCTTGTAAATAGCCGGTAGGCCAATACTGCGAAGGTTTGCACCAAAAATAGTTAATTTGCATTACCCCAGCTGAACCGCCGTTAGGGTCTTTAGGGTTAAACGCTTCGACTATGCAACGGCTTTCACGTTGCGCTACTGCTACAAGTTTGCCTAGTTCGTGGTCAGGCCAGCCTATGTATTTAGCCATATCAAATACCTGCCCGCATAGGTCAATAGCAGGCGTTACAAGCGTCGTAGACGTCGTAGGCGCTGGTATGTCTATAGGTGCTTCGTATGCTTCGTAAACGCTTGTAAACGGCGTCTGTAAATCGCTGGCTGTAGGTGCAGGCGGCGGCTTTAATATAAACAATGAAGTAATCGCTAATAACGCTGAAATAACAGCTTTGCTAAGAAGGGTCATATACGGCCTAACTTTCTCGGTAAGGGGTTAAACAAACCCTAACCTAAACGCTAAACGGTTTGTGGCATATCCTTAAAAACTTGCTGAAACGCTTGTTTTACTAGGTTTGCGTCGTTAGCCATAGTTGGGGATATCTCGATATGAAACCAATCGCCGCCGGACCACTTACCTTTAATCCAAGTACCCCTATCACATTTCCAACTTCTGTTTTCGTGATAGTCGATTACCAATTCTATTTGTAAAACGTCTGCATTTTCTAACAGTTTGTATATAAACGGCATAGCAATTTTGCGCCCGTCTACTAAACCTTTGTCAGTCATTTTACGGTAGCTAAAATCTGTAGCCAAACCGCGCGCGTGATTAGATAACTGGCCAGGCTTTGTCCGAATATCCCTAATTATAAAACTGCCATTATTCCAAAGCGAACCCATAGACCGTTTAACTACCTGCCGTATAAATTCGTCATTACCTGCCAAAGCTCGACTAGCTACCGGCGCTTTAGCAGCTGTGTACGGTCTAGTCATCTTCGTTTAAATATTCGTTACGTTTGCTTTTAATGCCGTTTGAAGCAACTAAGCCCGATAATGTGCCGGTTAAAAAAACTACGATAGTTGACATTAAATCTATAAAAGCCGCGTCGTTTGGGCTTTGTTCTATTGGCTGGCTAACAAACAGTAGGCCGTAAACCATACCTACAACAATGACGCTAAAAACTAAACCTAACAGTACGCCAACCGTAACGATTAGGCGCGCGTGTAATTCGTCTGGGCTGTATCGGTAGCGTTTCAAGGCGTTATTCCGCAACGGTCAGGCACATAACAAGTATTAAGCGCAGAATTTTTAACCTTTGATTTAACCGTAATTGTGTTGTCGCGTGTTGTTTCGCAAGCCGTCAACATAAGAATTAGCGCAAACAACCCGTATCGCATTGCATTACGGTTCGTTAGGAGTTGGCGGTACAAACTCGCCATATTCGCCTAATGAAGCGTCAAAATAATCGCCAATGCCAGCATAAATATTTCTAAAATTTGCGTTGTAACTTGTTTGCAACCATTCGCCGCTAATGTTGCACGACGCAATAAATGCTTGTCCTATTGGTTCGCTTTCAGGAAATGGCAAATTGTCAACGTCTGTGTTATTGACTGTTATAACCTCAACCACCATTTTTTTGTCGTTAATTTTTGCAAAGTGTGCCATTATGCAATCACCAAAGTTCCTGTCGCTGTGTACTGATAATAAGTGTATGAACCGCTTGTACCTGTTGTCGGTGAACCTGTTGTCGTAATTGTTAAACCTGTTGCGTCGGCTGTTAAATATCGAATAACGACTTGTCCGCTACCGCCGTTGCCGCCGCCTTTATCTGTTCCGCCTGAACCAGCGCCACCGCCACCGCCGCCGCCACGATTAGCCGTACCTGCCGAACCTGCTGCATTAGTTCCGCCGTTGCCTGCGTTAGTGCCAGCCGTTCCGCCTGTACCTGTTCCGCCGCCGCCACCGCCACCCGAGTAACTAATACTGCTACCCGTGTAACTGTTTGCTGTTGCTGCACCGCCTGCACCGCCCGTAGAACCAGAACCGTTACTGCCTGTGCCAGCCGAACCGCCACCGCCGCCGCCACCTGCTTGCGAACCGCTTTCGCTGCCGCCTGCGTTACCTTCGCCACTAATACCTGTGCCGCCTGTTGAACCGCCGCCACCCGACGCGCCGTTCATACCTTGTTCACCAATTAAACCGCCGCCGCCACCATTAGCCGAACTAATGAACGACGACGCCGAACCACTTTGACCTGGGCTGGTATGTGAACCAGTAACTCGACCAGCGCCACCAGCACCAATTTTTATTGTGTAAGTCGTTTTGCCAAGAATACTTGTGCCAGTTACAAAACCGCCAGCACCGCCGCCGCCGCCGGCGGTTGAAGCGTTAGCACCTTTACCGCCACCACCGCCACCACCTGACAACATAAAATCAACTGCCAAAGTATTTTTGGCAGCACCGCTAAAAAAAGTGAAGGTTGACGCCGACAATGCAAGTAGGTAGCCGCCTCCATATTGCGCCAATGCTAAAGAACCACTTGTGTTAATAGTTACGCCTGCGCCTGCCGTTACCGTGCAAACGCCTGCACCTTTGTTAGCGACTTGAATAACATCGCCAACCGTAAAAATCGAGTTATTAACCGTAATAGTTGTAGCGCTAGCGCTATTCATCATTGTGCGCTTAGTTTCGTCGCCTGCAATTAAAACATAGCTAGCGGTCTTATCTGAAATAGGTAAATTTTGAATATCATTTAATTGCTGCGCTGTTAAAACAGTCGAAGCTACAAACGGAAACGGCGTAGTCATAGTGTCCTTACTTTACCCTAAAACGTTATCTGCGTCTAGTATGCCAAAAATAGCGTCGTTTAAAATTA